ATGCCAAGACGAGTGACGGCGGACGTGCCGAGCGAGGGCGACATCCTGCGCTATAACAACGTGCCGGTGGAGCTGGCGGCGAAGTTCATCGGGTGGTCGGACGTGACGATCCGATACGCCCTACAGGAAGAGCGCGCGCCGTTCGGCATTGCGGCGCAGAACCCGAAGACGGGCACGTGGGCCTACAACATCAGCCCAGGGCTACTCATCAAATATAAGAACGGAGAGCTGCAAGCCTACAAGCTCAAGGACCTGTCGCAAATGTTGGCCGACCACGCAGAGCGGATCATCGAAACACGCGTGGGCACGGTGAGTCAGGCAATCGGAAAAATTTTAGGAGGATGCACGACATGAAAAAGAATCGCACAAGAGAAGAAAGAGCGCTGCGCTACGCGGCGGCGCTGCTGCGGCTGACGGTGCTGCTGTGGATCGCGGTACTGCTGCTATGCCTGCTGGAGCCGGGGTGCCTGGCGATGGACGCAGCGGCCGCGGCGGCGGAGACCGATCCGACGGTCACGTGGCTGGCGGCGGTGGGCGCCGGATGGCTGACGTGGCGCGGAATGGTGCTTGTCCTGAAGCTGGACGAGCCGGGGAGAAAGAGAACGCGCCGCAGATGATGGACGACAAGCGATTTATCGCACCGCAGACGCGGCCGACGCTGTGCTGGTCGTGCGCGCGGGCGTGCGGCGGCTGCTCGTGGACGGCACGAGACCCGAAGACGCACGCGATCCGCTTCGAGCCCGTGAATGGCTGGGAGGCGGAGAAAACGACGATCAACGGCTCAAAGAGCGAGCACGGCGAGAAGTGCTACCGCTACACGACCGACAGTTATCGCGTCGTGCGCTGCCCGCTGTACGTGCCGGACCGGCGGACGAGAGCCAAAAGCGCCATGCCGGAATGGGCCATGCAGGCCGCGAACGCATGAAAAAGGCGGCTGACCGATGGCACCGGTCAACCGCCGCGAAGAAAAACACACATGAAAGGAGATTTTCTTCCCCGCCATTATAGCATGCGGCGGGGAAGAAGTGCAAGGGAAATGAGCGTGATTCAAGACGCCATTGCCGCCATTGAGGGCCAGCAGCCGAAAGAGCGCTCGGCGGTGTGGATGGTGGGCGAGCAGCTAAAAGATATGGTCCGCGGCAACAAGGCCGCGGCGGCACTGCTGCTGACAGACCTGACGCAGAACAAGGAGATGACGCTCGCGGCGGCAGAGAAGAAAATCGCCGAGCGAGCAAAGAAGAACAAGGTCGGCAACTGCGGGTGCGTGACGCCGGCGGAGGCGGAGGACATTCTGCGCGAGTTCTTCGGTCTGCCGGAGCGCGGCACAGCCGCAGCGCCGCAGACGGAGAGGCGCAAGGTCGTGGACCTTGCGGACTTTTTATGAGCCGCCGCACAGACGCCGGATGGGAGAATCTGGCGGACAAGCTGCCGTTCCAGCCATGCGGAGACCTGCAAAACGACGCGCTGGAAGATATCTACGACAACGACATGCTCGGGACAGGGATAATGCTTTACAGCCGTGAGAGCGTGGAGACTGCGGATCCTATTGCGCAGATCATGGACGCAGAAGACTGGGGCCGCTGGGAGAAGTCTCGGAAGCGCCGCTGGGGCGCGCGCTGCACCTGCTCAGCCTGCGGAGAAGAGTTTTTTGCGGGCTATGTCAGCGACAGCGGTACGAGTGGCATTGTCCTGCGGCAGGGCGAGGACGGGCAGATTTATGACGGCTACGTCGACAAGGGAGACGACGATGCGCAAATCTTCTTTGACGACGAGACGATCGTTTGCCCGCGCTGCTACCAGAGCGTGGTCGTGACGCGGCGGAGCGAGCTGCGGCAAGGGCGCACGCTTCAAGCGTTGCAAGCCGAAACGCTGAACATTGACGGATATCTCGCGGTGCTCTATTGGATGGTGGCGCGGTATCAGGACAACACGGGAACAGACGTCGCGACGTTCTCGCCGCACGCGGCGCTGATCGTGGACCGCTGCGGCGTGCTGCGGCGTTTCCGCGCGGTGCGCCACAGCAACGAGGCGCGTGACGTAACGTGGACACCCTGCAAGCGGAGCTGCGACCCGATGCAGCAGCCCTATTACTGCCACGGCGCCGTGAACGGACGACAGGTCGGCGGCTGGACATGCACCTACGGTCCGGAGCTCGGTGGAACGACGGGCGAGAAGACGGCACTGGACAAATACATCGGCGCGGGCGGAACCTGGCCGGGGGCGTATCTGCACGTCTGGCACAAGCACCCGCAGGTGGAAAACCTGATGCGGCAGGGGTTCGGCGATGCGGTGACGCAGACCATTGACAACTATCTGAACATGTGCGGCAACTATTCCATGCTGCGCGACGCACCAAATATCCCGTGGGTCGATTGGAGCGAGACGAAGCCGCACCGAATGCTCGGCATGAGCAAGGAAGCCTTCCGCGAGGTGCGCGGGAAGCATTGGAGCGAAGGCACCGCGCGGTGCTGGGCGAGCTACCGAATGCTTGTAAAGAACGCGGACGCGCTGCAATTCGTGCAGGAGGTCGGCAAGCTCGGTCTGAACGACATGGAAAAACTGCTGGGTGCCTATCGGGCCGTCGAGACCGATCTGCACCCGACGCATGTGGTGAAATACCTCGAAAAGCAAAAGCGGCTGAAAGGCGGCGTGCAACTGCTGCTCGATTACCGGCGCGCGCTTCGGGCGCTGTGGCTGGCGGACCAGAACGAAACGCTGTGGCCGCGCGATCTGCAAGCGGCGCACGACCGCGTAATGGAGATGTACGCGGCGCACGAGGGCGTGAAGTACTACTCGGCGGATTTTACGCCGGTCTATATCCGGCTCAAGGCGCTGGAATGGACGGACGGCGAACTCTGCATCCGCATCCCACAGGAGGAGCAGGAGCTGATCGACGAGGGAAAAACCCTGCGCCACTGCGTGGGCACCTACGGCAGAACACATTGCAGCGGCAAGCCGATCTTCTTTGTGCGGCACTACCGCAGGCCAGAGCGCAGCTATTACACGCTGAACATCGACCTGACGCGGGCGATGCCGAAGGAGATCCAGCTGCACGGCTACGGCAACGAACGCCACGGCGAGCGCAAGCAGTATGAGCACGGCATCCCGAAAAAGGTGCGCGACTTCTGCGACAGATGGGAGCGCGAGGTGCTGACGCCGTGGTTTATGGAGGAACAACGCAAAAAGTTCGCTGAAACGAACAAAGTGGACAAGAAAGCGAGGAAAGGCGCATGAGCGAAACAATGGAAATGGCCGTGGCCGACGAGGTGCGCAGCATCACCGCCATCACGGACGAGATCATTTTTTACAAAAATGTCGGCGGACTGGCCGTCATCGAGATTGGCAAGCGGCTGATCGAGGCAAAAGCACAGCTCAAACACGGGGAATGGCTGCCGTGGCTGAGCGAAAAAGTGGAGTTTTCGGAGACGAGCGCGCAGCGATTTATGCAGCTTGCGAGGGAGTACGGAAATACCTCACTGGTGGGGGATTTGGGGACCTCGAAAGCCTTGGTATTACTGGCTTTGTCGGCATCTGAGCGAGAGAATTTTGCAAGCGAAAAACACGTTGTCAACGGGGAAGAAAAAAGCGTTGCCGAGATGAGCAAACGCGAGCTTGAAGAGGCCATCCGGCAGCGCAAGCTCGCTGAGCTGGAACGCGACAAGGTGCAGCGCGAGTTGGACGAACAGCGCAAGGCCAATGAGGAGGCCGCGGCGGAAGTACAGAAGGCGCAGGACGCGGCGGACGCCGCCCGCGCCGAGGTGGAGAACGCACAGGGCACGGCGCTGGCCGCGCAGGAGCGCGCGGCGGCACTGGAACGCGAAATGAAGGAGCTGCGTGAGAAGCCTGTAGACGTAGCCGTGCAGACCGTGGACGCGAGCGAGGAACAGATCGCGGCGGCGGTGAAGGAGGCGGAACTTTCCGCCAAGGAGAAGATCGGCAAGAAGGCCGAGGAGTTGAAAAAGGCCAGAGAGGACCTGGCACAAGCAAAAGCGGACGCGCAGGCCGCGGCAGAAAAGGCCGAAAAGGCAGAGGACGAGGCGGCGGCGCTGCGCGCTGAGCTGGACAAGGCCAGAAAAAGTGCTGCGGCGATGGACAACAAGGCGCTCGCGGAGTTTGCCGTCCTGTTCCGGCAGGCACAGGAGACAGTGAACCGCATGACGGAGATCGTCGACGAACTGGATGAGGAAAGCCGCCCGAAGATCTACCGCGCGCTGGGCGCGCTGCGGGACATGATCGCCGAAAAGGCAGGTGAGGGCGCGTGAAGCGCAGCGACTATCTGAAACTCTGCGTGAGCGCGGCGATGCTCAGCTACCGCAAGCCGAAGGTGCTGTACGCCGGGATCGAATATTATCCCGAGGGCTATGAGCTGCGATTCGACAAGAGCGGCAAGGCGGTACATAGAGCGATCCTGCGGGACGCGAGCAAGCACAACTGCCTTTTCTACTGCCCGCTGGCGAAGGTGCAGGAGGTGGAGGCGTGAGCAAAGCGGTTTTAATCAGTATCCGCCCGAAGTGGTGCGAGAAGATCGTCAACGGCAATAAGACGATTGAAGTGCGCAAGACGCGCCCGAAGATGAACACTCCGTTTAAGTGCTATATCTACTGCACGCTGCAAGGCTGTAACGAGTTTTTTCGAGTTGATCTTGGGGGTGATGTTGCCAAGTGGAACCGCGGCAAGTGGGCAGACCGCAAGGGCAAGGTTATCGGGGAGTTTACCTGCGACCGAATCGACTGGATCACGCACATCGGGTACACGGGCATTCCGAATTTAGTGGAGACTCGCATTTGTGACGCCGCCACCATGCGCACATCGCCCGTCGGCGGGCTGCTCAATGCAGCCTGCTTGACGCCTAAAATGCTGAATGATTACCTCGCGTGGGGCGACGGTTACGGCTGGCACATCTCCGATCTGCGCATCTACGACGAGACGCGCGAACTGAGCGAGTTTACCGGACTGCGCAATACGAGATTCGGCGCAGCGCCATATGACATCAAGCGCGCGCCGCAAAGCTGGGGCTATGTGCAGGAGGTGGCGTGCGATGAATAGCATTCAGGCGAGCCAGATCATGGGCGGGAACGGGGCAAAGGCGCGCAAGGCGGCCGACCTGTACCCGACGCCGCCGGAGGTGACGGTGGCGCTGATGCGCTTTCTCAAGCTGCCAGGAGAAACGGTCGTATGGGAACCGGCCCGTGGGCAAGGAGACATGGTGCGAGCGCTGGCGAACTGCGGGATGGCTGTCTACGGCACGGATATCCGCGACGGGATAGACTTCCTGACCACTCGACAGCCGGGAAACGCGCCTGCGGCTGATTGGATTATCACGAATCCGCCGTTTTCGCTGGCGGACGAGTTTATCCGCCACGCGGCGGAGATCGGCAAGCCGTTTGCGATGCTGCTCAAGGCGCAGTATTGGCACGCGGCGAAGCGGGCGCAGCTCTTCCGCGAGATCCCGCCGAGCTACGTTCTACCGCTGACATGGCGGCCGGACTTCCTCTTCAAGGAGCGAGACGGTAAAAAGGGCGCGAGCCCGCTCATGGATGTCATGTGGTGCGTGTGGCTGACGCCGCAGATGCAGGGCGTGCAGACAGTATTCAAGCCGCTAATGCGGCCGGAAAAGGAGAGATGAGCATGTTTGTCGGAGAAACATATAGCTGGGTGCCGACGAGCTGGGAGGGCGCGAACGGGATTGTTTCGTCGCTCAGGACAAAGGGCACCGTGCACGGGAAGATCGTGTACATCAACGAAAACCATCGGTATTTTACGGCGGAGGCGAACGTCGGCGGCGTGGTCATCCGCGAGAGTTTCAAATTTTAAGGAGGGCACAGACATGTTGAGCTATAAGACCAAGGACGGCAAGGTGACGGAACTCGAGGCACAGGGGTCGCTCGCGGAGCTTTTGAGCGACACAACTTTTCTGGCCCATGCCATTTACGGCATGCTTGCGAGGAGCAACGAAGGACTGGCGAAAGCATTTCAAGCTCATTTTGCACTGCTGGCGGCCGACCCTGAATCGCCGATGTGGGAGAACAGCAATCCAAATTGCATCAGCATCGTGCGGCGCGTCAAGCCGAAGGAGGGCAAGAGCGATGACAAGTGACGAGGTTTTGACGGCGCTGCGATGCTGCGCGAGCGGCAGCTGCGACGGGTGCCCGCTGTGGGACGACGATTTGGAGGACACGACCTGCGCAGACGGCTTGATGGCCGCGGCGGCTGATTTGATCGAATTCCAGCAGCAGGGCCTTGAGGCGCTGACGAAGATGGACGAGGGGCTGAAAAAGCGGGGCAGCACGCTGAAAGAGTTCCTGCGACGCGGCGATGAAGTCGTGCAGGGGCACAGAGACCCTGCCGGGCCGCCGGGCAATCCTGGTTTTGCGGGCGATATCTTCATCTGCCCGACGTGCAACTCGCCGTGCGTCTTCTATAACGCGGAGAAAGACGCCTACATATGCCCGAGCTGCGGGTGGCAGAACAAGGAGGGCTGACAGATGGTTTCGGACGAAGCATTGAAAAAGCTGCAAGAGCAAATTGCGGCGTGGCCGATGGAACGGCGATTCGTGGTGCAGCAGCTCATTCGGGATTATTTGAGGAACCGGGAAGACCTGCGCGCCTATGAGGCGACAAGGCTGACGCCGCGCGGGGTCGAAATCCTCAAGGAAGAAAAGCTCAGCAGCGACGGTATGATCCTGATCGGGCGGCTGATGGGCAAGAAGCTACACGAGATCGGCTGCGAACGCCTGCACGAGCTGGTCGAGGCCGGCGCGGACGGGCGCGCGATCACGCTGCCGTGCAAGCTCGGCGGCGAAGTGTGGGCGCCCGGCTGCGGCAGAACGGTGAAACTGCGCGTTGTCGAGGCGGCGCTGCTTCTGCAAGGCGAGGACGGCGAGGGCTATGAGAAGCTGAGCGACTTCGGCAAGACATTTTTCGCGACGAAAGAAGGAGCGGAGGAGGCAAAGCGAAATGAATGGTTTACTTGAAAAGCTGCGGCGGGGCGCGATCAGAGCACTCGGCGGATATGTTGAGCAGGCTCCACCGCCGAAACCGCAGGACAGGGCACTCATCAAGGAAGAGCGCTACCACGTCAGGAAGATCGAGGTGCGGGTGATGCCGTTTGACAACGGGCCGCGCGCAGAGGAGCTTTTGCAGAGGTACAAGAAATACAGCAGCGAGCGGCTGGCGGACATGCTGGCAAAAAAGATGCTGGAAAGCGGGGCAATCACCATCAAGGAAAGACCGGCGGTGGGGAAATTCGGCGGCAGCGAGCTGTGCGCGACGGTTTACGTCGCGTTTCCGCAGAACGACGGAGGATATGTGACATGAAGCGACTGACGAACGAAGAGGTCAGAGTGGACGAGAGCGTGGACCGGTATCTCGGCCCGCTCGCCGACCTTGAAGGCATGAAGCCGAAGCTGCTGGACCTGATTCTGAACGGTCCGGTGCTGAACGGTGTATCGAAGGATGTACTGCGGCAGATCATTCGGCAGCTCTACAGCGCGCTTGCCGCCTACGAGGACACGGGGATGACGCCGGAAAGCGTGGAGGCGCTCAAGCTGTCCATGATGGGAAAGGCAATCGCGGAGATTAAGGAGTTTAACGGCCTTCCGGTCGACCGACTGCGCGAGCTGGCCGAGGCCGACAAGGACGGTCGGTTGGTGGTGTTGCCGTGCAAGGTGGGCGATACGGTGTATCTGATTGTGACAAAACGCGCGAGAAATTACACGCCGGAATTTAGATTCGTCAAAAAGAGCCGTCTCACATTCCTCAACATGGAGCGTATTTTGCAGGACTTTGGCAAGGAAGCGTTTCTCACCCGCGAGGAGGCGGAGAAAACATTGGAGGCGATGAAATGAGCGCTTGCGCAGGAAAAATCAACTGTGAGATTTACCGGCAGAAAAAGTATTGCCGAAAGGCTGAGGCGGCAGAGGAGGACCGCGAGTGCAAGGGATGCCGCCACGCGAGGCGGCAGTGCGACGTGGAGTACTGCCCGTTCGAGGTCAACGGCGCGTGCAAGTTGGAGGGCTGACGGATGGTGCGGGTATTTTGCGACCGGTGCGGGCGGGTCATCACGGGGATGAGCGCGCACGAGCGCGTGAGCGTGACGGCGAGCGGCGCGGGCGGCGGGGAGATCGCGAAGCTCGACTTCTGCACATACTGCGCGGACTGGGCCATCAATACGCTGATGCGGCGGACGATGCTCGGCGCGGGCGAGAAAAAGGGCGCGAAGGCGGACAAGCCCGCGCCCATCGCGCCGCCGAAGGGCGAAAAAGACGGCCTTGCGTGGACGGCGGGACAGGACAAGCGGCCGGCCGCGGAAGCGCCGCCGCCCGAACCGCTCCCGACGCTGAGCGTCAAGGGCTACGGCGCGGCGGAGAAGCGGAAAATCTTCGACGCGCTGGTGCGCTACAAGGTGCGGACCGGTCCGGGGTGGACGGAGCGCGTGAGCAAGGCCTGCGGCGGGGACGTGAGCCGCGAGACGCTGCGCGCGATCGTCGTGGACGGGCTGATGGTCGACATCCACGTGTGGCGCGTCATTGAGCGGGGGCTCAGCGACCTGGGCGCAATGGAGAAAAAGACATGAAGGTGACGTTTATTTTGCAGGCCGACGTGCCGGAGAGCGCTATCCAGGGCATCAAGGAGCGCGCGGCGATGGACCTTGAGCGCTACGGCGACGTGAAGGTCGCGAAGATCCTCGTCGAGAAGCCGCGCGAGCACGAGCAGTTACATCTTTAATCACGCCTGCGGGCGAAAAAGAAAGGAAACGGAACCATGAAACAGTACATCGGAACAAAACTTATCGAAGCGGAAAAGGCGTATCGCGTGGACGGCAAGGTCGTTACGCTCGCGGAGAACAAAGTACCGTGCGGCTACAAGGTTGAGCGCGGCTACAAGGTGCGCTATGCGGACGGGTACGAGAGCTTCAGCCCGGCGGAGGTCTTCGAGCGCGCGTATCTGCCGCTCGAGGTGAACGGCGAGCTCAAGACTGAGGCGCCGAGCATCAGCGCGGAGATGGTCGAGCGATTCATCGACCACCACGAGACCGTGACGATGGGCGGCAAGACGACCGTTGTGCGCGCGGTGCTGAGAAACGGCTTCGAGATCGTGGAGAGCTCGAGCTGCGTGAGCGCGGAGAACTACGACGAGAAGCTGGGGGAGGAAATCTGCATGGAACGGATTAGAAATAAGATTTGGGAGCTGCTGGGCTTCCTGCTGCAAACGGCGGTGGGCGGCGTGAACGGCGAGGCAGCGGCAGAGAATCACTGCTGCGATGAAGAATGCGAGCGTTCCTGCTGTGACAAGGAGCCTGCGGCGGACGAATCGACTACGCCGAAGCTGCCGACGGTGCGCTTGTTTATCTCGCAGCCGATGCGCGGCAAGAGCGACGAGGAGATCGAGCGCGAGCGCGAGGATTTGATCGCAATTGCGAAGGCCGTGTACGCAGAGCGCGGCGAGGTCGAGGTCATCGACAGCTTTTTCAAGGGCGGGCTCGATGTTCCGGCCGGCACAAAAGCGCCGCTTTACTATCTGAGCAAGTCGCTCGAGCTGCTGGCGACGGCGGATGTGGCGATCTTTGCCAAAGACTGGCGGGAGGCGCGCGGCTGCCGCATCGAGCACGAGTGTGCGGACGGGTACGGCGTTGCAAGGATCGAGCCTCCCGAGGAGGGCTGAGCGATGCAGAAAATCAACATTAAGAAGTACACGAAGGAGCAGATGCTCAAGATGCTCGAAGAGGCGCTGGATAAGCAGGAGGCGGCGGAGAGCAGAGAGACCGAGCTGCGCGGGCAGATCGGCGAGCTGACGGAAAAGCTCGAGGAGAATGAAAAGGCGCTGGAAGAGATCACCGCGAAGTATAAGAGCGCGGACCATTCGGCGGCGATGCTGCGGTCGCGTATCGATGAGGCGGAGAAGATGCGCGACCAGGCGCTCGAGGCGCACGGCGAGGACATGAAGGCCATCGAGAAGGCAAAGAACGAAAGCCGCGAGCTGGCGCACCTGCTGGGCAAGCGCGAGCTGGAGCTGGCCGAGGCCAAGCAGCGCCACGACGACGCGTTGGGCGAGGCGGCGCACCTGAAAGGCCAGCTGAAAGTGGAGGAAGGCCGCGCAGCGCGCAAGGACGAGCTGCTGGACGAGGCGCTGCATCGGCTTGAGGTCGAAAAGGCCATCGCTGAGGACTATCACGAAAGCCTCAAGTGGTGCATGGCGCATCCGTGGCGCAACATGTGGCGCTGCATGAAAGAGTATTTCCGCTTCTGACGGACAAAGAGCGGGAGAGGAGGGGAGAGAGCGATGTTCCGATACAAAAAGAGCGTGCCGGTGAGCTATGAGAGGCAGGGGTACATCTATTTTTCATCGCTGCTGTATCGAGAAATGCCGGAGAAGGCGCAGCGGAAGATCCTCAACCTGTGTATGGAGTGCGGCGGCGGGGACTACTACCGGGCACTTTTCGAATTCGTGACGACGGACGCGAACGCGACGTACATCTGCATGAAGCACAGCCTCTCCCGCTCGACGCTCGAGCGGATCGTGCGGAAGTATTACGAAGGTTTCCCACGGAGACTGTGACAGGGCTTCGGCCCTGTGTGCGCTGCCGCCGAAAGGGCGCGACGGCGCACAGAAGGCCGAACACACATTATTCAATATCACGCGTGCGCACGCGCGCGTGATTCGAGCTTGTAACGTATCTTAACTTAGCGAACAATTCCAAAGCAGGAGGACGGGGCTATGTATCGGGGCAGAACATTCAACCGCGAGCGCGTATACGTGTGCGGCAATTATCTGGACGGTGATATCTATCCTGTCTTTCAGAAGCCGGGAGAGCGCAGAAAGAGATGCCGCCCGACGAGCGAGATCCAGAAGAAACTCAACCAGAGGAACGCGGCGAAGAGATTGACGCGCATCGTGCACATGAACTTCACGAGCCGAGACCTCGCGCTGCATCTGACCTACGACCCCGCCCACACGCCGGAGAGCGCAGAGGACGCGCTGCGCATCGTGCAGAACTATCTACGCACGCTCAAGCGGCGGTATCGCAAGATCGGGGTCGAATTCAAGTACATACTCTCCACGGAAAAGGGCGGACGCGGCGGACGCATCCACCATCATCTCATCATCTCGGGCGGGCTTGACCGCGACACGCTGGAATCGCTGTGGGGGCGCGGCTATGCCAACAGCAAGCGCCTGCAATTCAGCGACGAGGGCGTGAGCGGCCTGACGCATTACATCACGAAGGATGACGCGAGCTACAAGCGGTGGAGCGGCAGCAGAAACCTTGTCCAGCCGGAAGCGGCAACGTCAGACGGCAAGCTCACGATGGACGAAATCGAAGAACTCGCCGAGGCCGTGGAAGACGGTCTCGGCTACGAATGGTTCGAAGAACGATACCCGGACTTCGAGCTCGTGAGCTGCGAGTGCATCCGCAACAGCATGAACCGGGGCGCGTACATCCATTTCGAGATGCGGCGGCGCCGATAACAACAGCATAGAGCAAACGCAACACGACGACGCGCGCGGGGGAGCCTGGGCGCGCTGCGTGCATGCTCTCGCGCGTGCGCGTGCGAGGAAAAGCCGCAGGCCCTGATTTGACAAGGGTTTGCGGCTCTTTTTTGCCCTCAAAAAGTTGACGGTTCGAGACCTGTTGCATTTGCTACACTTTTTGAAAACAAGGCAAGCGCGCCGAGGGGAGGGGTGCGGATGGCGCGGCAGAAGAAATACACGGCGGCAACGCTGGGCAAGGCCTGCGAGCGCTATTTCGCAGCGATCACGCGGCGCGTGAAGGTCACGGAAATGGTGGACAGCGGCAAGCGCGACGACAAGGGCCATGTGATCCTCATCCCCGTGCCGGTGAAAAACACGCTGGGCGAAGAGGTCGAGGTGACGGAGTACATCATCCCGCCGAGCATGCACGAGCTGTGCGCCTTTCTTCGCATCGACCGGGCGACGTGGAGCCGGTACATGGGCAAGAGCGAGGAATTCGCGGCCGTCGGCGAGCGGGTGCGCGAGCGCATGAAGGCCTGGAACGAGCACGAGATGCTGACGCGGCCGGGCAAGGACCTGAAAGGAATCCTCTTCAACCTGACGAACAACTACGGCTACAGCGAGAAGAAAGAGGTCGAGCTGGGCGAGCGGGCGACAAAGACCGTGACGGCGGCGAGCATCCCGCTCGAGGAGCGGCAAGCGATGCTGCGCGAGCTGATGCAGGAGTTTGAACACGATGGCGGCGACGAAGACGCGGACCTATGAGCGAGAGCTTGAGGTGGCGCTGTGGTGGCGGGACTTCCGCGCGACGAACAACGCGCACTTCCTGCCGCTGCTGTTCGACCGGCACCGCTACCTCGTCCTGAAAGGCGGCGGCGGCAGCGGCAAGTCGATCTTCGCGGGGCGCAAGGTGCTCGAGCGCGTGACAAGCGAGCCGGGGCACCGCTGGCTCGTATGCCGAAAGGTCGCGAAGACGCTGCGCGAGAGCTGCTTTGAGCAGCTGTGCGGGCAGATCTCGGACTACTACCCGGAGAGCGGGGCGAAGGTCAACAAAAGCGACATGAGCATCACGTTTGCAAACGGCAGCAAGATCCTCTTCGCCGGACTCGACGACCCGGAAAAGCTCAAGTCGATCTACGACATCACGGGGATATGGATCGAGGAAGCAAGCGAGCTGGAAAAGAAGGACTTCGACCAGCTGGACATTCGACTGAGAACAAACTTCCCCTATTACCTGCAAATGATCCTGACGTTCAACCCGATCAGCATCACACATTGGCTGAAAAAGCGGTTTTTCGACCGCAAGGACCCGCGCGCGACGGTGCACGAGAGCACGTATCTCGACAACCGCTTTCTGACGGCGGAGGCCATCACGACGCTCGAAGCCTTCAAAGAGACGGACGAGTACTACTACCAGGTCTATTGCCTCGGACAGTGGGGTGTGACGGGCAAGACGGTGTTCGACGCGAAGAAGGTGAGCGAGCGGCTGCTCATCGTCGAGCGGGCGAAGAAGCCGAGGCGCGGCTACTTCGAAAACGTCGTCAAGGAGGACGGCGTACACCTCGAGCGCTGGGCGTGGGTGGGCGATCCGGACGGCGCGGTGACGATCTACGAAGAGCCGGTACCGGGGAGGCCCTATGTCATCGGCGGCGACACGGCGGGCGACGGAAGCGATTATTTTGTCGGGCAGGTGCTCGACAACATCACGGGCAAGCAGGTCTGCACGCTGCGCCACCAGTACGACGAGGACACGTATGCGCGGCAAATGTACTGCCTCGGCAAGTACTATAACGACGCGCTGCTCGCCATCGAGACAAACTTCTCGACATACCCGACGAAGCTGCTCGACCTGATGGGCTACCGCAACCTGTACGTGCGCGAGGTGGAGGACGACTTCACAGGCAAGATCAAGCACGCCTTCGGCTTCCAGACGAACCGGCTGACGAGACCGGTGATCCTGTCTGAGCTCATTCGCATTCTGCGCGAGAGCATGAGCACAGTAAATGACCGCGATACGCTGCTCGAGATGCTGACATTCGTGCGGCGGGAGAAAGACTTGCAGGGCGAGGCCGAGCCGGGCGCGCACGATGACTGCGTGATGGCGTTAGCGATCGCGCACTATGCGCGGCCCCAGCAGACGATGGAAATTAAGACCGCCGGCAGCGCGAAGAAAACGCGCTGGACGGCGGACATGTGGGAGGACTACAACAGCGCGAGCGAGACCGAGCGGGCAGAAATGTTGGCTCTCTGGGGCGAGCCGCGATGAGAGGGAGAAAAGACATGGAAGAAAAAGCAAAGACAAGCACGATCAGCGAGGAGCTGCGCGAGTGGCAGGCGCGCCTCAATGAGAGCGACGCCAAGTGGTCGAAAGAAGTCGAAAAAATGAACGAGCGCGAGGCGGTCTACAACGGGGACCGCACGATGCAGCCGCTCGTCCCCGGCGACACGCACCGCGACGGCACGCTGAAAAAGACAAGCCACGTGCGCAACATCACGTTTGAGAACATCGAAAGCCAGGTATCGAGCAGCATTCCGCAGCCGAAGGTGACGCCGCGGCGCAAGAAGGACGAGCACCTGGCCGACGTGATCGAGCACTTTCTGCGCAACGAGCTCGACCGGCTCCCGTTTGAGGCGCTGAACGATCTGGCCGAGCGCACGGTGCCCATTCAGGGCGGCGTGGGCTTTTTGGTTGAGTGGGACAACACGAAGCGCACGAGCACGACCGTCGGCGAGGTGAACGTGACGCTCATCCACCCGCAGCAGTTCGCGCCGCAGCCGAACGTCTACACGGGCATTGCCGACATGGATTATTTCATCGTCAAGGTGCCGACGACGAAGGGCTACGTCGAGCGCCGCTACGGCGTGCTGCTTGAAAACGAGGGTGAGAGCGAGCCGGATGTCCGCGGCGGCGACGGCTCGACGAGCGACCGCAACCTGACGCTTTACATCGGCTACAAGCTCAACGAGCGCGGCGGCATCGACCGCTACACGTGGGTGAACGACACGGAGCTCGAAAACCTCAAGGACTATCAGGCACGCAGGCAGCCGGTGTGCAAGAGCTGCGGCAAGGTAAAGCCGCTGCCGGGGCAGGAGGTAAACGGCGCGGCCTACTCAGGCGGCGCGTGCCCGTGGTGCGGCGGCAAGGACTGGGAGAGCAAGACGCAGGACTTCGAAGAGCTCTATGCGCCGGTACAGCGCAGCGACGGCACGTTTGTCGGCGGGATGCAGGAGACGGTGGACGAAAACGGCCTGCCGATTCAGGCGCCGGTGCGCATCCCGTATTACCGGCCGGACCGCTACCCGATCATCTTGCAGCGCAGCGTGAGCGTCTTCGGCCAGCTGCTCGGAAACAGCGACGTTGACATGATCCGCGACCAGCAGAACACGAGCAACCGCATCGAGCAGAAGATCATCGACCGACTGATGAAGGCCGGCACGCGCATCACGCTCCCCGACCGGGTGGACCTGCGCACCGATCCCGAGGACGGCGAGCGCTGGTACATCGGAAAGCCGAGCGACAAAAGCCTCATCGACGTCTACGATTTTTCGGGCAATTTGCAGTACGAGCTCACGTATCTGGCGCAGGTGTACGAAGAGGCGCGGCAGATCATCGGCATCACGGACAGCTTTCAGGGCAGGCAGGACACGACCGCAACGAGCGGCAAGGCTAAAGAGTTCTCCGCTGCGCAGGCGGCGGGACGCCTCGAGAGCAAGCGCGTGATGAAAAACGCGGCCTACGCCGAGCTCTTTGAAACAATGTTCAAATTCTGGCTGGCGTACTCGGATGAGCCGCGGCCGGTGACGTATAAGGACAGCACGGGCGAGACGATGTACGAGGAGTTCAACCGCTATGACTTCCTCGAAGAGGGTGAAGACGGCGAGCTGCACTGGAACGATCAGTTCCTTTTCTCGTGCGACACGAGCGCGCCGCTGGCGAGCAACCGCGAGGCGATGTGGCAGGAGACGCGGCAGAACCTTGAGGGCAGGGCCTTCGGCGACCCGACAAACCTCGAAACGCTCATCTTGTTTTGGGCAAAGATGGAGGAGCTGCACTATCCCGGCGCGGCGCAGACGAAAAAGCACCTGGAAGAAAAGGCGCAGCGGCAAGAAGAAATGGCCGCGCAGGCGGCGGCGCAGCAGGCGGCCATGCAGGGCGATATGCCGGGCGGCGGCGTTGGAGTGCCGGACGATCTGGCCGCGGCGATCGACGCGCAGGCACAGCAGGACGCCATGAACGCCGCGAGCGGTGGGCAAGCGGAAGAACTTTACATGCCGCAGTAAGAAAGGCTAAAGGCGCGAAAGATGACGCGCAGAGCATATAGTCTCCCCGCAAGGGGGACGCCGCATCCGTAAGGCAGCAGAGCCACCAACGGCTGCGCAGCGCAGGGCAACAGCGGGAAAATGCCGAATCCAAAGGAAAGGAGGACGCGGGCATGAGCGATAAGAGCGGTTACGTCGGCAGAATCAAGAACGGCGGCACGCAGGTCGTGAAAGCGCCGAACCAGCAGACCGACGCGAAGAAGGGCGTTATTCATACCGGCTCCGATTTGAGAACCGGCAAGAAGTAAGGCAAGCGGAAGCGCTTTACATGGTTACCCCCGCAAGGGAACACCGCACGCGCAAGGCGGCGGCTATTCGCAGGGCGATAGCGGGAACATGCCAGAGAGGAAGAGAACATGGGATTCACGGAAAAAGACGTCTTTGAAGCGATGGGCCTGACGGTGCCGCCTGACGAGGCAGGCACGCAGCAGGAGCCCACAGGCGCAAACGAGCCGGGCGCCGCTGCCCCGGCCGCAGAAGAGACCAACGGCGCGCCGGAGGGCGGCGATACCGGCACGACGGGCGGCGAGGGCGCAGAGGGCACCGCAACCGCTCCCGAGGGCCAGGGCGGCGCGGAAGGCACAGAAGACAACAACGATGCGGAGGGCGCGAAGAAGGAGCAGACCCCCGACGAGCGCAGAGCTCATGCGGCGGCGCGGCGCAGAGCCGAGCAGCAGGCCGCGGTGGACGCGGCGCTCAAGGCGCAGAGCGAGAAGATGGCCGCGGAGTGGAAGGCCTTTTTCGAAAGTGCGGGGCTCAAGAACACGATCACGGGCGAGCCCATCGCGACGAAGGAGCAGTTTGACGAATGGTCGAAGTCCTTCAAGCAGCAGAAGCTCGAAAGCGACCTCAAGGCCGGGAAGCTGACGCAGGAATCTCTCAATGAGGCGATCAGCGAGAATCCTGTCGTCAAGCGGGCAGCGGAGATCGTGGCGGCGCATGAGCGCGAGCAGGCCGCGGCGGAGCAGGAGAAAATGCAGCGCGCCATCGACGAGCAGATCAAGAAGATCCACGCGCTCGAGCCCGAGGTGAACGGCGTGGAGGATCTTTTGAAGCTGCCGGAGAGCGAGGAATTCTACGCGCGCGTGAAGAGCGGCATGTCGTTTTACGACGCCTACCTCATCTCGACGCACGAGCGGCGCGAGAAGGCGCTGGCCGAGGCGGCGAGAGCGCAGGCTTTGACGGGTCAGAGGGGCAAGGACCACCTGACCGGCGCGGCGGCATCCCGCGGCGCGGGCGGCAAGGTCGTGACGAGCGAGGAGCTGGCGAGCTTCCGCATCTTCAATCCCACGGCGACGGACGAGGAGATCCGCACGTGGATCGAGAAGAACAGAAATTAACAAGACAAGGAGGAACGCAATGTTTATTCCCATCAAATCGACGGACGGGGCAATGACCCCGTTTGAGCACATCGAAGCGGCGGCGGGCACGTATCAGGTCGGCCAGCTGCTGAACGTATCGGACGGCAAGCTGGCAGCGATCTCTGCCGACCAGGCGACCACGCCGCCCTATGTGTGCATGCAGAGCGGCACGGTGGCCGCGGGCGAGCTGCTGGCGGTGACGCGCGTGCAGGGCAAGTACACCTTTGAAACCGAGCTCGCGGCGGCCGCAGCGGCCGTGAAGGTCGGCACCAAGATCCAGGTGGCGAGCGGCGGTCTCAAGGCAAAGTACGTCACGGGCGCATCGGATGCGGCGGCGCCCGGCACGTTCGAGGTCGTGAGCCTTGAGGGCACGGCAGCGGGCAGCATGATCCGCGGCCGCTTTGTCTAAGGAAAACGGAAGAGAGGAGAGAAAGTAAGCAATGAAAATCATTTTTTCGGAATCGAGCAACCTGAACAACAGCGTTTACGGCAACTGCCAGGCGCCGATCAAGATGTTCCTTGAAAAGCGCGGCGAGGAATTTGAGCAGAACAGCGTGCTGAAGAACCTGTTCCTGACGGGTTCTTCCAAGAACTACGGCGACGTGATGACCACGCTGACGGCCATGAGCGGCTTTGAGCCCGTGGGCGAGAACGGCGCTTATCCGCTGGACGGCATGCAGGAGGGCTACCAGAAGTTCCTCAAGTACCAGACGTGGAAGGATTCTTTCAGCGTGTCTAAGGAGATGATCGAGGACGGCAAGCTGCTCGACATGCGCAAGCAGCCTGCGGCCTTTATGACCTCTTACAAGCGCACGCGCGAGCTCTTCGGCGCGGCGCTGTACGGCGCGGCCATGATGGGCAACGGCAGCGTGACCTTTAAGGGCGTCAAGTTCGACCTGACGGGCGCGGACGGCAGCAACCTGTTCGCCAAGGAGCACGTGCCCAAGGTGAGCGGCGATAAACAATGTAACTGCTTCAAGGATGCGTTCAGCGTGGACACGCTGGGCAAGCTCGAGACCAAGATGCACCTGTTCCGCGGCGACAACGACGAAATCCTTGACGTGGCCCCTGATACGATCCTGATCCCCGAGAACGCCGACCTCAAAAAGGCGGTATTCGCGGCCATCGGCGCGGACAAGGACCCCGTGAGCGCGAACAACGCCTTCAACTATCAGTATGGCCGCTGGAACGTCATCGTGTGGCCGTATCTGAACCACTACATCACAAACGGCGTTTCCCCGTGGGTGCTGCTGGACAGCAAGTACAACGAGACCTACGGCGGCGCGGTGTGGAACGATCGCGTTCAGCTCGAGGTGCGCTCCACCGTCGACGAGAACACCGACGCGAACGTCTGGCGCGGCCGCAGCCGCTTCAACGCGTGCTTCAACGACTGGCGCTTTGCCGCCATCGGCGGTATCGCGGCGGGCAACTCGCTCTAAGGCAATAACCCCGAGGCGGGCGTGGGACAAGACCCGCGCCCGCCTTTATCCATCATTGAGAGAGGAGAGAAGAACATGACGCCGAGAAAAGCGATGCAGCACGCCGACACGGCGAAGCCGAACGCCTTTCCCGAAGAGGAAAAATTCGAATGGCTCAAGGCGCTTGAGGGCAGGATCGCGGCGGACGTGCTGCTGGCGACGCCGGAAGAGCTCGAGCAGATCATGGCGACCGGCTATCCGGACAGCATGGACGAAGAGCTGCTGGTAAAGGCCCCGCACGATGAGCTGTACGTGCTGTACCTCAAGGCGAAGATCGATGCGGAGAACGGCGAGTACAGCCGCTATGCCGATTCGAGCCAGCTCTATAACGAGGCCTACGGCAACTTTGCCCGCTATTGGGGCAGGACGCATGAACCGGCGCAGGGCTACGAGAGGGGGTACGAGATCGTATGAGAGAGATCGAAGTGCGTGAGCTGCCGTATCTGCCGCTGGGCCATCAGGGCGAGAACAAGGCGCAGAGGATCGTCTGGCGCGGCCTTGCGGACAGCTGGGCGCGGCTGTACGGCGAGGGCGTCTTTACGCTGACGGTGCTGCGTGAGGGTGACAGCGCGCCGTATCCCGCGAGCATTAAGAGCGAGAACGGCGACGCGATCTGGACGCTGAGCAGCGCCGACACCGCAAAGGCGGGCGAGGGCATGGCCGAGCTCACCTACACCGTGGGCGGCGCGATCGCCAAGAGCCGGACGTGGCGCACAGTGGTTGAGCCGTCGCTGAGCGCAAACGGCACGACCAAGCCGCCTCCGGCCTACCAAAGCTGGGTCGATGAGGTTTTGCAGGCGGCGGCGGATGCGGAGACGGCGGTTTCCAAGATGCCATACGTCGACGAGGCCACGGGCAACTGGTTCAAGTGGGACGCCACGGCGGGCGCTTTTGCCGACACGGGCGTTGCCGCGACCGGTCCGCAGGGTGAAGTCGGCCCCAAGGGAGATACCGGCGAGCAGGGGCCCAAGGGCGACACAGGCGCAACCGGCCCCAAAGGAGACACGGGTGATCCCGGCGAGACTGGCCCGCAAGGCCCTGCCGGGGCGGATGGAGCCAATGGCGCAGACGGCGCCGCCGGTAAGGACGGCGTGACGTTCACGCCGAGCATGAGCGACGACGGCGACTTGTCGTGGACGAACGACGGCGGCAAGGCGAATCCGCAGACCGTGAACCTCAAGGGCCCGAAGGGCGACAAGGGCGATGCCTTTACCTATTCCGACTTTACGGCGGCGCAGCTTGCCGCGCTGAAAGGCGACAAGGGAGATACCGGACCAGAGGGTCCAAGGGGGCTGCAGGGCGAGACTGGCCCGCAGGGACAGACTGGCCCGCAAGGCCTGACGGGTCCCCAAGGCAAGACGGGTCCGCAAGGAGAGACGGGTCCGCAAGGCGAGACGGGCCCCGTAGGCCCCAAGGGGGAGACCGGCAGCGGCTTCAAGGTGCTGGGCTATTACGGCACGAAGGCTGCGCTGGACGCCGCGCAGAAAGCGACCGCAGCGGCGGGCGATGCCTACGGCGTGGGCACGGCGGAGCCCTACGACATCTACATTTTCGACGGCATTACCGGCGAGTTCATCAACAACGGCCCCTTGCAGGGCGCGAAAGGCAACACGGGCGAGCGCGGCCCGCAGGGCATTCAGGGCCCGAAGGGAGACCCCGGCAAGGACGGTGCCAAGGGTGCGGACGGTCTGCCCGGGAAAGACGGCGCAGACGGCGCGCCGGGGAAGGACGGGACGAACGGGCGCGACGGCGTGACGTTTACGCCCGCGATAAACGCGGCGGGAGACCTCTCGTGGTCGAACGACGGCGGCAAGGCGAATCCTGAGACCGTGAATCTCAAAGGCCCGAAGGGTGACACGGGCACACGGGGGCCTGCCGGTGCTGACGGCGCGAAGGGAGACACCGGCCCCGAGGGGCCAAGGGGGCTGCAGGGAGAACAGGGCCCGCAGGGACAGACCGGCCCGCAAGGCGAAACCGGCCCGCGAGGCCCTGCCGGGGCGGATGGTGCGAAGGGCGCGGACGGCGCAAAAGGCGCGACCTTTACGCCCACTGTGTCCGCGGCGGGAGACCTGAGCTGGACGAACGACGGCGGGCTTGCGAATCCCGCGACGGTCAACATCAAAGGCCCCAAGGGAGACCAGGGCGAAAAGGGCAAGCAGGGCGAGAAAGGCGAGACCGGTGCAACCGGCCCGCAGGGCCCCGCAGGCCCCGTGAACGTCCCCGCCACCGCCGCCATCCTCAAGGGCAACGGAAGCGGCGGCATCGTAGCCGCGACGCGCGGCAGCGACTATATCGCAAGCGGCAACATTACCAAGCAGACACTCGTGAACGTTGAGACCGACCCGACGGAGAACTACGCCATCAACTGGCTGTTCGGCTAAGGAGGGCAACATGGCTACATTTACTGTAGAGATAACGCCAGATTATAGCAACGGGACTATCGCTCACGCAGTCGGAAAGTTTTCCGGAGGGTCAAGCAGCTATAAAGGTCAGCGACGCATGGACGTTACCATCAGCGGCGTCAGGACATTTTCTGCGTTATCGCCGGAGACAAGCGGCGGCGAAAACACTTTTTCTCTCGACATCACGGGACTGACGCCGGGGACAACGTACAACTGGAGCGCATCTCTGTACTACAAAAATACATCTGGGAACTGGGTAACTGCGGGGACGCAATACGATAAATCTGGCAGTTTTACAACGGCAAATAGCGGAACAACGTCAACCGTGCCTTTGAGCGCAAAAGCCGTCAGAAGTACCGTCAAGCTGAACGTCAACGGCGCTGCAAAGGAATTCATCATCGTACATAAAGGCAAACCGAGCTCGATGTACGATGACTCCTGTGACGGTGTCTGGCTGTTAATGAAGGACATCTACGAGATGCGACAGTGGAACAGTAATTCTGAATTATTGTACGAAAATAGCTCTATCCACTCCTATCTAAACAGCACGTTCCTGAATCTGTTTGACGCCAACATCCGTGATGCGATCAAACAGGTGAAGATTCCATATCTCAAAGGTGGAAAAGGCGGAAGCGTGCAGAGCGGCGCAAACGGTCTGTCCTGCAAAGTGTTTCTTCTTAGCGGTTATGAACTCAACTTTAGAAATATATTTCCGGCGGATGGTGCGGGTTTAGACGGATTTGCAGAGAGTATTACCAATAACTCTGCCTACCTTGCCACTTATAACGGAACCCTCACCAAGTGGTGGCTCCGATCCATAAGCACTTTGCAATATAGTGCTGCGGCCGGATTGGTAAGCGGATATTCCTACAATAGTGATTCCGTAACAAAGAGTTACGGAATCCGCCCCTGCATCATCCTCCCGCCCACTACCCTCGTGGACGACAGCGGCAACGTTGTCACCATCAACCTCACCGCACACAAGACCCTCATCAACGGCACGGCCTACACCGTCAAGGGCGGGAAGTGCCTCGTCAATGGTACTGTGTACAGCATCAAAAAGGGCAGGACGCTTATCGGCGGGACGGGATATGACATCAACTTTGAGCCGTCCTACGACCCTGTGTTTGCCAACAATACATGGGAGCAGATCATCGCGGCGTGCCACAACAACGAAGTGCCGGACACGTGGAAGGTGGCAGACCATAAGCCCATGACCATCAACGGCGTGGACTACCAGATCGATATCATCGGCAAAAACCATGACGACTATTCAGACGGCTCGGGCAAAGCTCCGCTGACCTTCCAGCTGCACGACTGCTATGCAGACGCAAAGCAGATGAACAGCACAAACACCAACAACGGCGGCTGGACGAGTTGCGCCATGCGAAGCACACACTTGCCTGCCATTCTGGCGCTGATGCCAACGGAGGTACAGAACGGCATCCGGGAGGTGAATAAGCTGACCTCGGCGGGCAACCAGAGCGCCACTATCAACACCACGGCGGACAAGCTGTTCCTGCTGAGTGAGGTCGAGATTTTCGGCAGAAGCACCTATTCCAAGAGCGGCGAGGGCGCGCAGTACGACTACTACAAGGCGGGCAACAGCAAGGTGAAGAACCGAAACGGCAGCACGTTCGGCTGGTGGGAGCGCTCTCCAGTTGGCAGTATGTCCTTGGCTTTCTGCTTTGTCCAGAACACCGGCAACGCCTACTACAGCTTAGCGACCAACACGTTTGGCGTGGCCTTCGGCTTCTGTTTTTAAGGAAAGGACTGATACTTTATGGCAACCTACATCAAAGTCAACAACACCGAGTACCCCGCGATCATCACGGGTGATCACAAAGACCGCACGTGGGGCGAGCGCGAGGTCAAGAACATCCGCCTGACGATGACCGCCACGGACGCGGCGGCGCTGCTGCCCGACAACACGCCGTGGAGCATCGTGCAGCGCGACACCGTTCCCAAATACGATGAGGACGGACAGCCCACGGGCGAGACCGAAGAGGTCGTCAACGAGTGGGACAACAGCGCGTACAGCCTGAGCGGGGCCATCACCGACCACCGCGACGGCACGGTGAGTATCAAGATGGGCAAGCCCACGGAGGCGGAGACCGCCGTCGGCGCGGTGGTCGCCCTCACGGGCGAGGTCGTGACCATGGCGCGCGCCGCAGAACTGCGCCCGGTCATCGAGCAGGCCAGCGCGTCGCTCTCTGACGGCGAGGCGGCGAAGTCGCCCGAGCTGTTCCCGCGCTGGGCGGATCACATCGGCGAGACCGTCAAGCCCGGCGACCGCCGCAGTGATACGGACGAAAGCGGCGTGCTGCACGTCTACCGCGTCAACAAAGGTCAGGGCCACACCACGCAAGAGAACTGGCCGCCGCACTCCACCCCTGCCATGTGGACGATCATCAACGTCGACCACGCGGGCACGCAGGATGACCCGATTCCGGCTGCTCGTGGTATGGAGTACACCTATGGTCTTTATTACAAAGACCCCGAGGACACTAAGCTGTACCTCTGCGAGCGTATTGGTGAGCAGTCCGGTAACAAAATCACTCTCCAGTATCTGCCGCACGAGCTGGTTGGACAGTATTTTAAGGAGGCGACGGTATGACGGCGGCGTTGATTTCCGCCGCAGCGGCGGTGGTGGTGGCACTTATCGAGGCCATCGCCGCCCGCGACCGTCGGCGCGACAAGAAGGAGCGCGAAAAGGCTGCCGAGCAGCAGAAGATGCAGGAGCAGCTGATGCTCAAGCTCATCGAGGGCAGCTGGGCCGCCATTGCGCTGGGCGAGGCGACGGCGAAGGCAATGCAGCGTATTCCGGACGCGCACTGTAACGGGGACATGCACGCCGCACTGGACTACGCCGCCGAAGTGAAGCACAAGCAAAAAGAATTTTTGGCCGAGTGCGGGATCCACTCGATCCTCGACAGCGGGGCGGCAGCATGAAAGCACTGAAAGCCCGCTGGGACAAGATGAAAAAGCGGGACAAGTACATATCCATCGCCATTTTCAGCCTGACGTGGTACACCGTGGCGTCGCTCACCATGACGGCGCTCGGTGTTCCGCCGCCCGACGTGCTGACGGAACGCTGGTTTAAGGCGTGGACGACAGAGCTTGTCGTTGTGGCAGGCATCAAGATTTTCAGAAAGGACGATACGGTTTTATGAATGAATTACTGAACAAAAGAATTGCGAACCTTCTCAGCGTGAAGAGCCTTGTGACGATCGCGCTGACGGCGACCTTCTGCATCCTGACGGTGCGCGGCGCGGTCACGCAGGAGTTTAACACCGTGTACCTCATGGTGATCGCGTTCTACTTCGGCACACAGAACGCCGCAGGCAGCGCGAAGGGAGAGTGAGCGGTGTGAATATCCGCAAATACCCGGCAAACTCCGGGAACGTCGGCGGCAAGCGCACGGCGAGCGGTATCCGCTACATCGTGATCCACTACACCGGCAACGACGGCGACACGGCGATGAACAACGCCAAGTATTACGCGGGCAACGTCGTGAAGACCAGCGCGCACTACTTCGTCGATGCAAACGAGATCGTGCAGAGCGTGGACGACCTGCGCATCGCGTGGGCGGTGGGCGGAAAGAAGTATCCAAGCTGCGCGCAGACGGGCGGCGGGACGCTGCACGGGCGCTGCCTGAACGCAAACAGCATCAGCATTGAAATCTGCGACGCGAAGAAGGACGGCGTTTACGCGCCGGACGCGCGCGCCGTGGAGCGTGCGCTTGCGCTGACACGTGAGCTGATGAAGAAGTACAACATCCCCGCGAGCAACGTCATTCGCCATTTCGACGTGACGGGCAAGCTGTGCCCCGCGTACTGGTCCGGCAAGGAGAACACGGGCAAGTGGGAAAAGGAATTCCACGGCAAGCTGACGGCGCCCGATTACCGCGCGCAGCTGCAAAAGCGCGCGGGGCTGACGGACGGCACGATGGATTACCTCTCGGCGTATCAGTACAGCGACGACCTCGTCCGGAAGCTCGCGACGATGAAGTAAAGCACGGGGCGGGAGGGCGCGCAGCTCTCCCGCCCGAAGAGAAAGGAGGGGAGGAGGGAATGCCTTCCAACTGGCTATACATCGACACGAATTTTCCGTCATTCACGCAGAAGGAGAGCGTGAATGACAAGGTCGAGACGATGCAGGACTACCTCTTCATGCTCGTCGAGCAGCTGCGCTACACGCTGCACAACTTAGACCTAAGTAACATGAACAAGGCCGCGGCGGACGGATTCGTCAAGCAGATCACCGATCCCATCTACGGCGAGATCAAGGACGCGGAGGGGAACATCACGCAGGTCACGCTCGTGGCCGAGGGGCTGGCGGCGCGCATCGGCGACGCCGAGGGGAACATCACGCAGCTGCAAGCGACGGCGACGGGGTTGCAGGCGAGCATTTCGAACCTGAACGGCAGCGTGACAAACCTGACGGCGGACGTGAACGGCATCCGCGCGACGGTGAGCACCAAGATCGACGCGACGCAAGCGCAGAGCATCTTTGACCAGAGCGCGACCGGCTTCACGCTGGGCGCGACGAGCGGCGAGAACGGCACGACCTTCAGGCTCAATTACAACGGCGTGCAGGTAGCGAGCACGGGCAGCATTGATCTGTGCGTGGATGCAGTGAACATCTATGGCACGCTGACAGCGGGTGCGCTGCGCGGCGGAAGCGTGAGCCTGCTGGCCGGAGAAACCCCTGTCGGCAGCATGGATCTTGCCTACACGGGCACGGGGCAGGTCGGCGTCGGTCTGACGGCGACCTATGGTGGCATGAAGATGCACGCAGCGGGAAATATCTTTCTTGAATCCGAGCTGGGGCCGTTTGCATTGATCGGAAAAGACAATGCCAGCGACTACCCTGTCGTCTCGCTCGGCGGCGGCTATCTGGTGCTGAGCGGCAATTACACGTTCGGCGCTTCGCCGCCAAGCCACGCGCCGTATGGCACGGTGTTTTTCATCGAGGAGTAAGGCATGGAGAGCTTTTATTGTACGCTGTCGCCGGTCGACGGAGACGGGACACAGCTCAGCGTCTACGCACGGTTTACTGGCGGCGCGTCGGATTACACGTATAAGCGCTCAATCGACATCCGCATCACGGGCGTCGGGACGTTCTCGTTCGATTCGAGCGAGGTCGGCGGTGGTACGAGCACCTTTGTCGGCACGATCACAGGGCTCACACCGGGCACGACATACGAGTGGATATGCAACATGTACTACTGGGGCGGATCGTGGATCGTCTCAGATTACAGCGATTCCGGCACAGCCACGACATACAGCGGCGGCGGCAGCGGAGGCAGTGCGAAGGCGGTCATCAACGTCGGGACGTATGCCTATCCGAACTGGAAGAGATACCGCGCGATCGTCAACATTGGGACGTATTACAACACAAATTGGCTATCGGTTCGACCGGTCAACAATTACGGGAGCTATTCGCAACCCGATTGGAGGTAAAGAGCATGAATGAAAAGATCAAGCAGGAAGCGGCGCACGCGATGCGCCTGATCGGCATTTTGAACGTCAACGGCGACGCGGTGGACGTGGTGGCGGCGGTGCGGCAGTCGCTTCGCAATATCGCGATGATCTGCGACGCGGCGGAGGAGCCGACGCAGGGCGACACGCAGGGCAAGCAGGCGGCGGAGCCGGAAAAGGCCGGTGAGGCCAAATGAAGCTGCCGGAGGTCCCGTATGCCGACGGCATCGGCAAGCGCGGGCAGCTGCAATTCTACGGCCTTGACCACAACCTGGGTGCAGGGGACGGCGGGCTGTGGGACATGCAAAACCTGACGAGTGACTATTATCCTGTGCTTTCGACGCGCGCAAAGCGCAAAATTTACAAGAATCTTGTCAGTCCGGGCGGACTTTTCGCGTGGGACGCGCTGGCGTGGGTGGAGGGCACGGCCTTCTACTACGGCGGCGCGAAAAAAGGCGACGTGACGGCGGGCGAGAAGCGCTTCGCCGCCATCGGGGCCTATATCATCATCCTGCCGGACAAGAAGTACTACAACACGGTATCGGGCGAGTTCGGCAGCCTTGAGAGCACGTGGAGCGGCGCCAGCTTAACGTTTACGAACGGCAAGCTCTATGAAGAGGCCGCGGAGGCGAACACCATTCAGGCAAGCGGCGTCGCATGGAGCGACTACTTCAAGGCGGGCGACGCGGTGACGATCTCTGGCTGCACGAAGCACACGGAGAACAACAAAACGCCAGTGATCCACGAGATCGACGGCGACAAGATGTATTTCTATGAAAACGTCTTCAAGCTGGACGGTGACAACGGCACGACAGAGTACACGGAGACGGGAAACTTGACGGTTCGGCGCACGGTGCCGGACTTAGAATACCTGTGTGAGAACGAAAACCGGCTGTGGGGCTGCGACGGCCGGACGATCTACGCAAGCAAGCTCGGCGATCCCTTCAACTGGAACGTGTTCGAGGGCCTTGAGACCGACAGCTACGCCGTGGACACGGGCAGCGCGGGCGACTTTACGGGGTGCGTGAGTTTCCTCGGCTATCCGGTGTTCTTTAAGGAGGACCACATCTACAAGGTGTACGGCAGCATTCCGTCCAACTTTGAGGTGATGGGCTCGGCCACGCTGGGCGTTGCTAAGGGCTGCGGCGGGAGCCTCGCCATCGCGGGCGAGCGGCTGCTGTACCTCTCGTCCTCGGGCGTGATGATCTACTCGGGCGGCATCCCGCAGAGCCTGCACGACGCCTTCGGGCAGACGCGACTCAAGAACGGGCACGCGGGGAGCGATGGCCTCAAGTATTATCTGAGTGCACAGGACGAGGCGGGGGACTGGAAGCTCTACGTCTACGACACGCGCAAGGGCATGTGGCACGTCGAGGACAAGACGCACGCGACGCACTTCTGCCGCTATCAAGGGAATACCTATTTCCTGACGGCGGAGGGCGAGATCACGCTGACGGGCAACATTCTCGACGCGCCGGAGGGCTGCACGGACGAGGAAGACTTCACGTGGTTCGCCGAGACGGGCGACTTCACGGAAAAGGGCTCGAGCCAAAGTACGAGCTACGACGGCGTAAAGAAGAGCATCGCCAAGCTGTGGGTGCGCATCGAGGTCGCGGCGGGGGCCGAAGCAAAGGTGCTGATGCAGTTTGATTCCGACGGGAAGTGGGTGCAGGCCGGGCAAACGCTGAAACCGGAACGAAAGCGCAGCTATTACCTGCCCATCGTGCCGCGGCGCGCGGATCATTACCGTATCCGCATCGAGGGCAAGGGCGAGTGCCGCGTCTATTCGATGAACCGCGAGTATTACGCGGGCAGCGAGCTCAAGAGCACGCGCGGCCCACAGTAAAAATTCAAGCAGAGAGGAGAAGAAAATGGCGTATACATACGATGACTTTCAAAAGGCGGCGAGCGGCAGCAATGTGAATTTTTCGCAGTACGATCTCGACCTTGCGAAAAAGTACCCTGAGTTCGGCATGAGCGTGCTCGACCTCAAGAAGCAGTACGCGGGCGCGACGACGGCGGAGCAGCGCGCGCTCATCAACGCCAAGGCAAACCAGCTGCGCAGCAGCTACGGCAATTACACTGCCGGCGCGGATGGCAGCCAGTACGTGAGCGACGGCAAGTACGCGCCGAAGATCGACGAGACGCTCGACAAGATCGGCTCGTTCAAGCCGTTTACATACGGCAGCGCGCCGAGCTACGAAAACCGCTTCCAGCAGAAGCAGCAGGAGCTTCTGGACGCGGCGCTCAAGCGAGATCCGTTCTCGTGGAGCAAGGAGACGGATCCGCAGTACAGCAGCTACAAAAAGACGTATCTGCGCGAGGGCGAGCGCGCAACGGCAAACGCCCTTGCACAGGCGAGCGCCGCGAGCGGCGGGCGGCCGAGCTCTTACGCCGTGAACGCGGCGACGCAGGCGGGCGACTATTACGCGACGAAGATCTCCGACGTGATCCCGACGCTCTACCAGCAGGCCTATGAGCGATACCTCAAGGACTACCAGATGAAGCTCAGCGACCTTGAGGCCGTGAATCAGCAGGAGCAACTGGACTACGCGAAGTATCTCGACCAGCTGGGGCAGTTCAACACGGACCGCAATTTCGACTACAACAACTATCTCGGTGAGTATAACCGCTTGCAGGACTACCTCGGCAATTTGCAGGGGCAGGACAACACGGAGTACAACCGCTATCTCGGTGTGCTGGACGAGATCAAGGAAAAGCAGCAGCAGGATCAGGAGCTCAGCCGGTCGCAGGTCGACGCGATGCTGCAAGCAGGCGGGTCGCCGAGCGCGGGGCTCATCGGCAAGAGCGGGTACGAGAGCGAGTACATTCAGGCGCTCGAGAACTACTACAAGCAGCAGGCGGCGCAGGCCGCCGCGAAGACGAGCGGCAGAAGCGGCGGGACCACGAGGCGGTCCGGCGGGACGAGCGGCGG